TTGCGCTTTACGTTGTAGGATGGAATCCATAAGCCCCATTAGAACGCTATTAGGGATATCTGCCGCCGCTTTAACACCAGCCCCTGATCGCCGCAACCCTTTAGCTGCCAGATAGGCGTCCGCCGCGCTTTGTCGGTCCTCCATAATCCCGGTTGCCAGCCCGCTGGTCCTGATACCCTCCAACAGACCGGCCAGGCCTTCTGGCGTGCTTAGCCCGGAAAGCTCTGATAGACCAGCCTGGCCAGACTGAAAGGCAGGCATTGACGCATCAATCACCTGTTGCCCGTACTGTTGAGCCAACTGTGCCTGTTCGTCGGCTCTTTGGCCTGCCGCTTTTGCTTCGCGGTTCGCCTTACTCCGGCCCGTTCTGAACGGTTTATCCAGAAAAGATAAAAACCCCATTTAAACATCCCCCCCATTCCGCAAAGTGTACGCGCCGTGGTAGTTAATGCTCCCAGCGCTTGGTTTTGCTATCAGGTACTGGCTTTGCGCTACGGAAATACTGTTGGCTAGCTTGGTTTCGTTAGCTCCTATCACGATATTGTCGATCCTTTCCGCAGCTGCGCTTGTCGCATCCGAAGACAAAAACAACTCAACAGTAGCGCCAGCCCCTCCGTGATCATGAAAAATAAGGCTGTACACCTCTTTGGTTTCCGACGCACCACAACTGACGACGGTTGAATCTGTTGTCGCTGTCATTTCCACGCGGTCAATTGGTTGGCCTGATTTTATCGCCATGCGGTTTGCTCCATGTTTGATAGCCTTAATTCAATTTCTGATAGCCGCTTATCCACGTTTTTTGCATAGAACGCCGCCAGCTCAGCCTGTTGCCTGTTATCTTCTGTGGCCCTTATTGATCTGCATTCCGAGGCAATGGCCGCCATCTTGCTTTCTGTCTCTTGTAGTGTGCTTTCAAGTGTTCGTTTTAACTGGCCTATTTCAGAAAGGTTTTTTAGCGAACTCTGATCGGCTAGTGTTTGCTGTTCTTTTGCCAAGTCGTCAAAAAAGGTTATTAACTGCCTTGTTGCTATGTAATACGCATTTCCGAGCGAGTCAATCTGCCTTTGTACAATCGGCTCACCGTCTTTCGGCTTGCTTGAAATTGCCATTATTCAAAGCTCAAAAAGTCTAATGATAATTTATCTGGAGCCGTTGTCTTTATCTTTATTCCACAAAACGACTCAAACGCACCAATACCCCCGGGTGGTTGCCACCTTATACGCCTACGGTACTCTCCTTTTTCTCCTATCTCGCGATAGTTGAACCCAGAATAGGCTTTGCCGTCTTTTGATATTGAAAGGCCTATGCTTTCGGTTGTGTCGCATACTCCAGAGTTTATAGATGGCTCTATCTTCCCGATCTTAAAAAACCCGCCTTTTTCTGATCTGATAAAGGTCTGAATTTCTGAAAACACGTCTTCACCGTACTCTTGAGCGGTTGAAGAAAGGCACCCTATTTTTTTGGTATCACGGTCCCCGACTATGTAGCGGTTGCCGTTGTGCGCTATACCATAAACCCGCCACTTAGACAGCTCTGTTCCTGAACTCTGATAACTCCAATTCCCCTCACAAAACACTATTGTCCTATCGTTGATAGTAAACGCCAAACACTCATACCCTTTAAGCTTATACCTTACCGCGTCGGCGCTTTTTAATTGGTCCTCCGTGTAACTCTCTAACAGCTCATCAATAGCCGGGCTGGATATCGGAACGGCTCTACCTGCATCCATAACGAATATCTGGAAAGATTCCCCTCGATCCCGGCCAATAAATGCAAACGTTCCTTTGTATCTTACAAGGCATGACAGGTATCCCGTATCAACCCGTGCGCCTTCTCGTCGCGTGAAGACGGCGTCCGGATCGACGTTAACGCGGAACACTTCAGCGCTATCCGCGCCTAGAATGTAAAGTTGGTTTGATATGTTTATGACTGCTTTGTTTTGGTCTGGTAGTTCTTCGGCATCGAAAAACGAAAGCGGGTCAATGCTTCCCGCGTTATCAACGTCCGAATAGAAGGCTGGTGATCCATCGGCTGGGATGAATACATGCCGCCCATCAATAAAATCAGCGCCAACTGACGGCAGGTATTCTGGATCACTAATTGCGGCCAAAGTCTCTGACGTGCTCAGCGTGTACGCCGCCCCTCCGATCCTGCCTATTACCAGGTATACTTGGCCTTGGCTGAAAAAGCACTTGGTAGTTCCGGATACGGTTCCCAGGTTTGCGGTTGTGCCGTCTTCATTAACTCTCAACAACGCATTACCACTGACCATATAGGTTTTATTGTTTGCCTGCCAATGAACAACACCATAGCATGGCCCTACGCCGTCCGCGTGAGCTTCTATGCCGTAATTCCTGATTAGGCCGGTTGGTGTCCAGACGTAATTGACCAGATATTCTTTTTGGTGCGGATGCTCATCCAGCCCGACTATGCCTTTTGGTAATTCTATGTTACCCATAGTCAGCATCTGTTCCGCTGGTGGTGTCAAAATACGGGCTGCTTCTGTAGTTGCCCATTACCTTATTGCCTTGCCCTATTGGCAGGGTTTTTTGATATTTGATATCCGGGTTTGGCGCATAATTCAAAAGCCTGTCTCTGGCTCGATCAACCATTAGCTCTACGCGCTCGGTTAAATCAATCTGCAAATACCCGGCAAGCCTGTCGCATAGCAGGGCCGTTATCGTCTCTTTCATTCCTAAAGATTCGCCAATATCGTCAGATATGTCGTAGGGTGACACTGCCACTATGTCAATAGAATCATCTTTCCACTCTTCAATCATCGCCTGAAGAACATCAAAGCCTTTTGATTCTTGCGCCGGGTCCGCTGGCGATATCTCAGACGCTGCACCCATTAATTGGAGCGCGTCAGTTATTAGCTGGGAAGCGACGGTCATTCTGGAACCTTTCTAGCCCTTGTTAGGGTCGGTTTTTTCTCTTCTTTGGTCAGGCTTGATTTCCAGCCCAACGAAATAGCCTTTTTAATGTTTTCCTCGCGGTCATTGGTCTGGACCTTCACACCGCTTGGTTTTTCCCACTCGATCAACATAAAACCCCCAAAAAAAAGGGGAGCCGAAGCCCCCCGGTTATATTACGCAACGCCAAAGCCCTGCCCAGCATAGAACGGATTGAACGTGGCATAAGCAGGCAATAGGTCAAACCTGATTTTCTGCTTGTTCGCGTCTCCGTCTGCGTATCGTGAAACACGCATGGAAAGCCCGTCTTTTGTGGTCATAACTGTATCTGTTGCATACAGTTTTTTGAGTGGGACAGTACCGATTCCAAACGCCTGCTTGTGATAGAACAGGTTCGGCTGGTAAACGGTCGAAGCACTACCCAGAACGGTAATTACATCACCACTCACTGGCGCACTGTCTGCCGTGTTGTACTGACCGTTGGCCTCATAAATTGCAGGACCGGCAACGGTTATGGTGCCAGCGCCGCCAGACAAGGTAACGTCAGAGGTGACAACTCCAGACCATAAAATTTGAGCGCCACTTGCATTCGTAAACGCCTGTCTGGTTGAAAGCCCAACACGATTCCGGCCAGTGATCTCTACAATCTCACCTGCCTTAATTGTCCCGGTAGTAGTCATCCCCGTTACCGCCAAAGACTGAATCATCGTGTCCTTGTGGGTTGCGTAGGTCACATCCGGATTAGCCGAAAGGGTGCCAGCTCTGTCTGTAGCCGTGCCGCTGGTGTAGCTTGACAAAGCGTTAGACGTAAGCGCCAGAAGGTTGCCGAATTTACCCGTAACCACTGCATTTTGCCAAGCTGTGGTTACAAGTGAATTGTCACCGGAACTCAATCCGCGCTGAGCATCTGCAAGATTCGTGGTTGTGAACGGATTCATAACATAGTAACGTTCACCCGCCGGAACACCCATTGAGTCAAGCAGGGCACCAGCTCCCGCAACATCCGACCACGCATCAACAACTGTCCCCGGAGTACCGTAGTGGAGGTTACAGTTTTTATACATGTACGCGCCGAAGTCCAGCTCAAGGTCCGTGATGATTCGCTCGGCCATAGGTGCCAGAATCTGGTCCAACTGATCCAGCTTTAGGGCTTCGTCCACTTCATCCCAGTCCGCGTGTACAGTAAAATAATTCTGTACGGTTCCAGTTGCATAACCTGCTGTGATATCGCTTCGATCAGTAGATGAAATATCACCCGCTGAGGTCCGGTCTGACTTGTAATCATGCGGTCGTTTGAAATTAACGGTTGTTCCGCTTGCCGGGTTGAATTGCCCGCCGAGCAGCTGCATGTCTACGGTTTTTGTTAAAACGCGGCTGGCTTCTGCTTTTTCCAGAAACACGCGCGCCACCTTGTTTGTAACATTACTGCTGAGATTGTTTGAACTGTTAGCCATGATTGGTCACCTTTTTACGTAAAAGTAGCACCTTCCGGGCCTCGCTCCTTTTGGATAATTCCGCTTGTCGATCCTAAAGGTTGATCGGGTTCCGGTAGCGTGCTTTTGGTTTTTGACTGGATTTTCACTAATGCGTCCAGTCGTCCAAGCTCCAACGCCGCCCCAACTGGATCTTGCTCGGCAAGGCTTTTAAATCTCTGCGCCTCAGCAGGATTCGAACCAAAGAAAAGCATCAATTCCGCGCTGTTTTTAGCCCTAATAGCCACCTCCTGGCTTAACTCATCGCCGAGCGTTTGCGCTGCCGCTTGTTCTGCTGCGCTATACTCTGGAAATTTAGCTGCCAGTTCTGCCGCTTTGCGGTAATGCTTATCCAACCCGCTGTTTAGGCTCTGTTGTCGCTGATACTCTTTTAATGGATCGCTGGCCTGTCTTTGACCTGGTATCTCTTCGGCATAAAATCGCTTCATTGCCTCCTGATAGTCAGTCTCAGACGAAAACTCAGAAAGCTTTGGTGGTTCTTTCTGCGGCTGTGGTGTTAACTGCTTTTCCAGCCGCTCAATCTTCGCCTTCAGCTCTTCGTTCTGGTCTCTTGCCTTGTTCCTTTGTCCGATAATCCGTTGAATCATCGGGCTTTTGTTGCGGTCGTCGTTCGGCGTGTCAAGTTTAATCTCGAATTCTTCGCGCTCCTGCTGGATATCCTCAGCCGGTGCTTGGTCTTCGGTGGTTTGTGTTTCTGCCGCTTCTGTCATGGTAGGGACTCTCTCCCGGTTGGTGGTTGTCTCGGCTTATGCCGGTGCTTGAAAACTTTGTTGCTGCTGGTCTAGCGCGTCCAGTATGGCCTTCACTTTATCCAGCCCGATATCCTGTAGAATTTTCGCTGTTTCTGCCTGTTTCTTGTCAGCGTTTGCCAGCCTCTCGATGTTCTGCGCCTGTTTGCCTTCAGCCTCTGCCAGATTTAATTGTGCCTGTGACTCTAAAAGCATTTGCGTTGCGTCTGGCTCGCTTTGCGCCTGCTGTAGATTTTCCAGCAATTGCAGCTCTTCCGGGCTGCCCTCGTCTGGCTCAACGTATCCAGCCATAATCATACGCTTACGGTTAAACTCTTTAATCGTCGATAGGCCAGCGCCTTGCAGGTTATCAATCAGAGCCGATATCACAACATCCTTTCGTTCGTCGCCATCCGGCAAAATGGCTGCAAGCTCTTTCAACTTGTCTACTGTTTCGGCCCGCTGTGATTGGTACGATTTATCAACCCCTGCATAGACATTAAACCGCTTTCCAGAGAATGTGTTTTTAACGGCAAGCGTGCCGCCGTCATTGTAGACCTGATTGATAGTGGTTCTGGCGCTTGATCCGTCGCGCTTTTTGATAACTACTTTCCGTGTATCTGAGTAGATATCCTGAGCCATTGAGATATAACATTCTCCGAGCCTTCTCATTGCTTCAACAATGTTGCCCATAATAGAATATGTCTTTTTATCTACCCTCTTTTGAGCGGCAATAAGAGCCGAACCACTTGAGCGAGGATCCTCAATATCCATTGGAAGTGCGTTTGTTTTTTTGGCCAGGTGTTGTGTTGTAAACTCGATTAGCCCTTTCATTGCTGGGTCGATTTGTGGCGGCTTAACGTACCCACTAGGGCCGGTTGATACCAAATTCCCCTTTTTATCATACAAGGGTTTGGCTACCTGATAATTTTTTCTTCCTAAATGAGCCTCGGACCACCTGCGCTCAAGACCTTGAATTTGTTCAGGCGCGAATATTGGAACCTCTTTGATTGATGTGGCCGCCGTTTCAGCCAGCGCCGAAACCTGCATATTCAGCAGTCTCGAGGCGTCTTTTTCCTTCCTGATCACGCCCCGATAGACTTCTACGCCATCAACAACATTAAATTTTGCGTAGAACGGGATTATTGGGATAATCTTTCCTGCAATCTTTCGCGGCTTTTCCAGAAACTTGCCGCCGCTTATGATTGATTTTTCAATGTAGCAGCTCTTCACCTGCTTGGATTTTATTGACCTATAACCTTTGTCGACCAGTTCTTGCTGTTCGCTTTCAAGGTCTTTGTCTTCGACGTAAATCCTTGAGCCTTGCTGATTGATAAAGACGTTAACGCGCCGCTTTTTTTCTACTTTTCGATAGTGCTCAATCACATAACATATTTCTTTAGTGGACCAGCTAAAACTGGCCCGGTCGTCTATACCGTTCGAGGATGGCTCGTGGTTTGGCCATTTTTCCTTGAAATCCTCTTTTGTGTAGCCAACTAGGACAGAACACCATTTGGCGTCGCTCTTGTCGATCTTCGTCGCCGCACGGTCCCAGACTACTGTTGAATAGGCGCTGTGCTGCGGAAAAAATTCGCATTTTTGTCTAGTGTTTTCTATGTCTTCTTCATCCAGATAAGACGTGCCAAGCCTTAAACAGCCGAATCCTGTGGCCACTGCTTCATATACTGCGACCTTGGCAGACATAGTCCCGCCGTTTCTGTGCCAGTCCGCTCTGAGCAAACCAGAAAGTAATTCCGCGTCCCTTTCGTCCTCGTCTTCTTCCGCGTTGATCGTTGGTATTAGCTCATTCTCTTCCCATTCGGAAATGAAATTATCAACACTTTCCTCTAACAGGTCTATCTCCATGCGCGGCTTATCTGAAAAAGCTTCCTCTAAAAAGCCTTCCCACATGCCGCCAGAAACCGCTATGAAGCGCATATCCTCGTTCGCCTGGTCGCGGATTTCCTGCCCGGCTTCATAGTCCTTTTCAAAAGACCTTGTAATCTCTAGCGCGTCCATTTTCACCATATGCTAACCGCGTCCACGTCTGCCGCTTCGTCGTAATCTATTCGACGCTGCGTGCTTAACTCTCCCATAATCGCGCCCAAAGTAATGTACTGTAGTGCGTCGTGTGGGTGTGAGTAGTCATTTTTCTCTGGCTCTTGCTTGTATCGTGTGTCACCTGAAACATTCAGCCTTTTGTACCTGTACCCACCGTTAAACCCTTTTCGCAATATTTTGCACTTCTTGCTGATCAAAAGTCCCGGCTGGCCGTCCACCATCTTTGTTAGATAAGTTTTCACCGCGTCCAGCCTTTTTGTTATCAGGTTAGTGGGTGCCGCCTCGGTGATGAACCCGAGGTCCAGAGGGATTACATTTTCCCCTTGAGCTACCTCTTGCTCGTCGTTAAGTATCTGCATGCTTGCCTGTGCTTCCGTCTCGTGCCTGATCCCACCGGCTGGATCACCAACAGACAGCCCGACCTTGCAGCGACTCGTGTATTGAGCCAGAAAAGGTTTCACGCAATCTCTGGCAAACTGCTTTACCCCCATGTCATCAGATACCAGCTCATCAATGATGCGCAATTGGCCGCGCTCAGTTAGCTGTACGACAACAATGCAAGGGGTAAGCCCGAAATCCCATCCGATACCTATCGGCACGCCATCGAGTAGAGGGAGGGAGTCTACACAATGGACGGAGTCGCTATACTCTGGGTAGACGGGCTTACCATCGATAACCAGACCGTATTCATTTGCAAGATTTACTGATATCCAGTCCGGGCTTTTCCCCTCCATCCCTTTTGTGTAGTAACCATCAGGAAGGTTTGAAAGGTTTTCAGCGTTCGGGTTCAACTCAAATACAGGTTGGCCTAGTTCGTTTTTTCTGTCTGTCTTTACCACGCCGCCTGGCTGCTTGTAAAACTCCCAGCCTTTGGGCTTGGTTTCCTCTGCCAACCGATAATACCAATGCACGTCGTCTGGCGCGTTGGTGTCTCCTAGCATGCCGTGCCATGTCGGTTTTACACCTCCATTTGCGAGGGATGGGAACCTGCCATGTCTTAGGTCGGCCATGTCAACAACGGCTTTAGGTAGCTCTTTGATTTCGTTGAGCCAGAACCCGGTATTCTGAACACCCCTGAGCTTTTTTACATGCTCAGGCCTGTCCAATGCGAGAAAAACCATAGAGGTTTCTACGGTCGTGCCGTCATCAAGATTGAATTTTGCTTGCCACTCTGGCGGCTTTTTCCCGCCCTGGTTAAGTAGGCCCAAATCACCAAAAAGCCCTACCCAGTCACGAATTGTTGTGCTGAATAGATCGCTGTACGTGTTCCTGACTGCAACCCATAGCGACGGCCTTACCCTTTTTGGGTTTGGTTCCTGCTCGGTCATCAGCTTAAAAATTTTCTGGCATGTCTCGATTGTCTTGCCGGAACCTAGTGGCCCCATAATGAATGTGACTCTGGCCCGGCTGTTGTGATACTTCGCAAGCGTTGGGCCTTGCGCTTTCATACGGATTTCAAATTCACCCACCAGCGTTTTCTTGTGCCTCGCCAGTGTAGTCCTTCACTGTAACCGTGTTAGTCATTTCCACTTTATCGGTGAACAGTCCTAAATGCTTCCCGAGTAGTTCGAGGTTTTTGGTTTTATCTGCCAAGCGGATCTTGTTAGTCGCGCCCAGTATTTGCCCCTCGTCGCCGTTAAGTGTAGTAACGTCGATAGACTGCACCGCCTTTGCCGCCTTGTCGTCGTACTCGTGCGGCTGTTTGAGGCTTCCGTCATCGTTGAAAACGTCGCGGATATCACTGAAAGCAAGCGCGGCCATTTCCTGCAAAACCGCCTCTCTTGTGATTTCTATTTTTTTCGACGCCTTCCTATTGAGGTGCGACAAATATTCCTGAATTTTAGGGTTTTTCAACAGCGCCGTAGCTTGCGCGTGTGCGCTTGCTTTTGAATAGCCAGCTTCAATGGCCGCGTTCGTGCCGTGATAATGGACCACGTAATGCTCACAAAAGCGCCGCTGTTTTAGATTAAGATCTTGCCCATGATACATACCTGTTTCCCCATCTCGGAGCGGATATTATCTCGGCTTTCGCCGGTTTACTTGCATGAGGAAGGGTCAAGCACCTCTACCTCACACTTCCCTATCAGTTCGTAGCCCTCTGCGGTCGTGCCTGTAGATGTTATTATCGCGCAACCTTTTGACGCCCCAGTGATAACGACAGTTGCTATATTGCTTGCCAGTGATGACGATCCGATAGTCACCACACCGCTACTTGAGCTATGAGCCGCGCTTGTGATGTTTGAACCGACGCGCTTACACTTGGCCCGAAAGTCTGCTTCAATGGGCAGTTCCTCGCCTTTGTAGACTGTGATTTTTTCAAGCCTGCCCGTCATCGAACCGTATACCTGTTTCTAGTGAAAAGCGCTTTAAAACTGTTTTTTGTGTGCTGCACCGTATACCGCTTGCCCCCGCTAACAACGGCCAGCTCTTCGCCAATATCATAACCTCGGAGGGTGGCATCTTTGATTGATCCGGTGAGCGTGCCGTTGCCATAGCCTCTGGTTACTATTAAAGCGATGCTCATGATGCCCTTGTGACTGCTGTTGGTGAGGTGCCATCGTTAAGCGTAAATGTGGCCGCAGTTGTTGA